AAATTCTATTAAACTTTCTTGCCATCTATCTTTACGATGACTTAAATTAATGCAATATATTTTATCAAAATAGTCTTTCATATTATTTATTTTTCCAGTAATTATATATACCTTTTTCTATTTCATAGTTACCCCAATGAAATCTATCACGGTTAGGTTGTTTCTGTGCCCACTTCCACATCTCTGTCAATCCTTCTTTCAGGCTTGTCATTTCATTGTAATCTAACAAATCAATTGATTTTTGATATGTCGGATATGCGTGTTTAACTTCATGTCTCGCTTCTAAATATTGTTTATTTCCGGCGCCCATAACTTCAATTAAAATATCAGATGCTTCATTAATTGTATATTCTTTTATACCACCTACATTAATTATTTGGTTCAATGATCTTTCATCTACAGCTGCCTTCCAAAATGGCTCTAAACAATCATCAATATAACTAAATGCTCTCGTTTGGCTACCATCCCCAAAAATTGTCAATGGTTTATTATTTAGATGTTGATACATCCATATGCCTAATACATTTCTATATTTGTCCCAAATATTTTGATTGATGCCATAAACGTTATGTGGTCTAATAATACACCAATCTAATCCATGTTGTTCTCCGGCAATCTGAATATCCATTTCGCAGCCTAATTTAGCCACACCATATGGGTCAATTGGTCGTAAATCATCGTCTTCTGAGAATGGCGGAGTTCCTTTTCCGTATACCGCCAATGTCGATGTAAATATCAATCTTTGTACATTATATTTAATACAATTGTTTACTATTTCTGCAGTAGCTAATAAATTATTTTTATAATTATATTTTCTAATGAATGGACTCAACCCTTCTGCGGCATATGCAGCCATATGGTATACATAATCTGGATTATGAGTTTCAAAAATGGATCGTACGCCATCTGATATATCTTGTTTATAAAATATAACATTTTCATGTACATTTTCTTTATAACCGCCGGATAGATCATCTATACCAATAACTGTATGATTTGTATTTGTGATAATCCAATTTGCTAATCTACTTCCCAATAGACCGGCTACTCCCGTTATTAAAATTTTTTTCATATTATATTCTCAAATTTATTTTTAACTGAATGAAATGAATAAAGTTCATTTGCTGTTTCAAATGAATTTTGAATTTGTTTATTTCTATAATCAATATCTTCTATATATTTTACAAATTCATTTTCTAATTTTTCTAAATCATTATGAGCCGTATTAGGATGTAAACTAAAATGAGAATCGTTAATGCCTCCTATATTTACTACACCTAATATTGCCGATTGCACTCCTTGTTGACCAAATTGAGGTTCCGGGTCTAGATTAAAACAAAATGTAAATTTCTTAAATAATTCTAAAAAATTCAACCATTGGTTACATCCTATACCAGTATAAGGAATTTCCTGCCTTACTACAGGAATGTTATATTTCATTGACATGTTATTTGCAAATTGTTCTGTGCAATATCGCCTTGGCGGATGGGGGGCTATATATGAAAATATAGTTTCATTTCTCTCTTCTTCATAGAAATGTTCATATAAAAAATCTATATCATAACCTTGAGGTAACCAGTTGATTGGCTTATTTACATCATTACGTATATCAGGAAACATAGAATACCAAGAATCTTTATATGGAACGCAGACAACATCACATTCATTAAAAAAATCAACTCTTGTTTGATAATCGCGAATAAAATATAATTCTTTAACTGTCCCAACTATTAAAGCATTTGGATATGCTTTACGTATTTTTGAAACATTGTATTTTTCTGGATACTTTTCTAATGCACAAAAGATAACGTCATAGTCAACTTTAGGTAAATTACCCTGTTCTTCCCAATTTATATAATCTCCTTCAAATATAAATGGATATGCAAATGGCCCCATTGAAGTCATCTCATTGCCTACTCTTATACTCGAATGCCATTCATATATTTCATCTGTACCATATTTATACGCGCATTTATTACGAACATTATATGATCGTTGTACACTAGATTCTAATATTAACGCAAATTTCATTAAACAGTAACCCCATTTAAGTTTTTAAATATATTGTAAACATGTAATGCAATATTTTCTGGTTTATATAGGTCTGTAAACCTCTTTCTTGCATTCTCTATAATATAAAGATAATCATTGTAATTTCCTAATACTTCCTCAACTTTTTCTTGGAGATCTGAATAATCATGTTTACATGCGATATATGTTTCTCCATCAATAAACGGATCTAAACATGTATCAATATAACTCATATCAGGCTTTATAAGTACTGCACCAAATTGGGCAGCATCTAAATCTCTAGGAGCCATTTCTCCGTAACCATATGGTGCTAACATTATTTTTGCGTTTGATATACGTTGATAATATTCTTGATGTGATACTCGTACACCGTTTTCTAATTTTGCAATGTTATAATTTAGCTTATCTAAAACATCCATCATTGGCTTTCTATGGTTATCATAATGAATACTTTGTAAATGGCCATGTTCATATACATCTACGCCTTGCGGATATTGAAACATCGCAGATACGTCATATTGTTTTTTTGGTAAATCGTACCATTGCACATTTATTCCTGCCCAATGAGTTGCTAACCAATTTGTACCTGATAATACTATACGATCTGAATATTGGTCAAAGTCTTGCAGTTTGTATTCTCCTGGGCCCCAATAATATCTTCCTAACTGTGAGCCTTGTTTATATAATGACCGGTCTTTTAACAGACTGTTTTTAAGTAATAGTAATGCATTTGATTCTTTGAAAACTTCATATGCTCCTATCAATGATGTGGAATCTTGACCGTCAAGTAACATATAATCACCGGTAATTTTTGATAAAAATTCTAAGCCAGTATCAACGGATTCTTGTAAAGACACTTTCTTGTTTAGAAAACTATCTTGAGCGATCCATGCATAGTCGTATGAATCACTGTTTGTAAATTCAATTCCAATATCTCGTAATACATGTTGAGCCCAAAGATATGGTCTAAATGCACATTCGTTGCGATGCTTATCTAATTCATATAATTTGATTTTGATCATATTGTATTATAAAATTCATTCTGAGTTTCTTGTCTACCGATATTTTTCTCATGGTATAAAGCAAATTTTTCTTCGGCTGGGAGGCTAGTGAATTTGGTATACCCTTTCAATTGCTCATGTACAGGCTTTATCCAATATATATGTTCCGAATTTTTATATAAACGCATTTGCCAGTCTGGAAAGTTTACCCATCCATTAGTATCTACTCTCCAGCCCCATTTTTGTATATGGGCATCTGTAATACCTGCTACCGTATTGACTCTTGGTAGCCAATAAGCCTCTGTATCTGGATTAGCCTCTAAAATGAACGGTAATGCCTGAATAAGATATTCATTTGGGAGCTCATCTGCATCAATTTGAAATATCCAATCACCGGAGCAATTAGAATTTAGTTTATTCTTATACTGAGCGAAGTTTTTATCTAATGGATGCGAATAATGATGGTAATCGACATGCTGAGTTTTAGAATCAAATCTTTCTAACACATCATATACTTCAGGTGTTGTTTTACCATTATCGGTCTGTACAACAATTTCATCACAAGCACGCTTTTTCCATACCAAATGAGTTAATAACGTTTCTAACTCTTTATGCTCATTCCAAGCAGTAATTGCATAACTTATTTTCATATTAACCTTTTTCTATATGAGCAGTATCTTCTGTAGGCGACCAATCACCCTTTGCATATGCATAACATTGGTCTAATGCAGCTTTAAATTGCAATTTTTCAAATGTTAAAGCATTTTCAACGTCTAATCTAGATGTATAATATTCGCCATCTTTACCCGGTATTGGATACTGTAATCGTAATTTAGCATCAATTTCCACTACTCGTGCCACTCTCCATACTAACGTATTAGATGAAGTATCAGGTCGTTCGCAGTATAACATTGCATGTTGCATTTGTATAAATGCAGGATACCATACTGTCCCTAAATTTGCATCTTCATATTTTACATCACGCATGAATTCAGTCATTCCTGCGGCTTCATAATCTGCAGTGGCCTGTGATCCGATTAAAAGTGTATCTTTTGTTGTATATCCAGATTCCATGCAAATACGTGACTCGATATTAGTAGCAGTGTCAGCTTCAATTAATACACTGCGATTACCTGTTATAGGCGATATTTCATCATAATCCATTAGTTAACCTTTTTAAGTTTTGGGAGTTTTAATTTAGGCGGAGTACCAACCTTTTTAAGTTTTGGAAGATTCAAAGACATTTGTTGCGGAATACCTTTCAATCCTTGATCAACAATATCACAAAACATTTCAGACATCTTATTTAATGAAAAATTAGATTTCACATGATGTAATTGTTTACGACTTACTTCATGATATTTTTTGTAATTATCTGTTACATCTTGTATTACTTTGGACGCATATGCATAATTAACAGTAAACCATTTTGCTGAATCTAGTATAAATTTATCTGCTGCCGACTTATGCACTTGAGTCAATTCGCCAGGTAACATTGTTGCATATTTTAGAAAATCTTTATGACCAGACCAGTCACTAGCTATAATAGGTTTACCAGTTATTCCAAATTCTAATAATGGCCGGCCGAAACCTTCTCCTTTTGTAAATGAAATCATTGCCTTTACCTTCGGATGGTTATATAATGAATTCATTTCTTCATCTGTTAAATCGCCATGGAGTAAATAAATATTTGGAGCTTTATTACCATATGGTTCTAGAATCTGTTGGATTTTTTTTGTTATATCATCTCTATCAATGATAGAAAATGTAGCATGGGATGTTTTGAGTATTAATGCAGGTCGGTTCTTTAATTGCTTATTTTTAAACGATTCGCAAAAAGTTTTAATCAGCATACCTACATCTTTACGATCCTGGCCCAATGCACCTTTAAGCCAATGTCCTGTATATAAAAAACAAAAATCATCCTTTATCTCTGATAATTCAGAAGTTACAGTTTCATGAATATTATCAGTTTTCTTATACACATTTAAATCTAATCCTTCAAATAATACTTGAATAGGTTTTGTTAATTGCAGTGTTCCTTCTTTTTGTTTTGTCTTATCATTAACTTTGTCATACACTGTTTTTATGAACCCGTCTTTTGAATGTTCTGATGTAACAATATTCATATCCATTCGGTTACAACCTTCAATGAAATCATGAGATACTTGTGTCGTTTCAATTCCAGCTGTTACTCCTATATTATATTTACCATGAGCTTGGAACTCATTTGGCACTGATACTTGGATGAACACGTCAGGTTGTTTGTTAATATTACCACGGGCAATTCGCTTCAGAATTTCTGCATGTTCTGCATTATCTAGCTTTAAAGCATTTGTCGGGCATGATCCCCATGGCAGTGATATAATTTGAATTTCATATTTATCTGCTTTAATTAATGCCGTAACTAAATCTCTTGTATGGTTTCCATAACCTGACCGTGTCGCAACTGGACCTTGTATTACTATAAATGGTTTCATTATATTATAACTCCTGGATTTTCTATTTTCTTTTCTTGTTCAATTTTATATACCGTAAATCGCTTACGTGGTGTCCAATTTTCAAAACAATCATCAATGGCATTACTCATTAGCCGGCTCATACCAGCTGCAGACATATTTGACTCATCACCACATACCCAGTCATGTCCGACTCTACCACATTCTTCTCGATCATCTGTATCCATATCATACCAATGGTATATTGCATTCGCAACATCTCGGAAATCGACTCTATCATCGAATATATAAGGAGTCATTGGTGATCCTTGTACCGATCGATTACTTGGAAATACTGGTTTACACCATTCGCCATGCACTGTAAATGTACCATCATGGTTACTTGGGAAATGAGTAGTAAATTCAATCCATTTACCATCTTGTTCTTCAAATCTACAACCATCTTGTAATCCACCTGTCACATTGTTAACAATCGGCGTACCTGCATGAAGCGATTCACACCATGATATACCAAAACCTTCATTAGAAGCAATATTAACAGTCACATCTGCCAGGTTATAATAATAATTCAACGTTTTTGAATCGACTGGCTTATCACTAAATACAATTTTATAATCAGGACATAGTGCCTTTTTAACAGCAAAAAGATCCGTTCCATTATCATCGCTTATCTGAGTATGCATTAAAAGCACACACTTGGCAGATTTTTCTTTTGGTAATTTATCACAGAATTCTTTATATGCAAGTATTAAATCACCAGGCTGTTTACGTCTTATATTTCTGTTATTCCAGAATACTACAAATTCGGCATCATGGGAATTTTTAAAATTAGTTGCAAATTTATTATAACTATCCCAATCTGCATGCAATGAATTAATCGGAAAAAATTGTTTGGTATTTACACCATGAGGTACCCATTGCACTGCCCAATCAGGTTTAGGATGTTTCTGTAACACATTCTTTACAATGTTCTGAGTTTGTCGTGATATATTCATTAACAAATCACATGATTCGTAATATGATTCATTCCAATGCGGGTATGGTAAATCGTCCCAAATATTGTAATACATTAACGGAACATGTTGTCGTAATTGATGTTCTATTTGATATAACCAACCCCAGAACCTAGGATCTGTAAAATGTAGTATCGCATCAGGCTTTTCTATATTCATTATTTCCTGCAATACATTGGCATTTCCATAACCATTATGTGGATATAATTTTACAGATGCGTCATCTACGCCTGTCTCTTTCTGGACGTCTGAGCTTATGTCAATAACTTTTCCATGGTCTGGATGTTTGATAGCTGCTCCTAATTGCACCCAATCATATTTATCACATGTACCAAGTACAAATTCTCGAGACATTGTCCCTATACCAGAATGCATTCGGAGGTCATCCGATAATAATAATATTTTTTTCTTTTTTGGTTTGTTAGGATCTATCTTCCTAAGCTTAGGTAACTTTATTGGTTCCATTAAATTCTCCGAATAACTTTATTATAAATATGCAAAAAGCGTTCTTAAACACCTTTTTACCTATGTTTTTTTAAATTAATTATACCATAAACATTTATCGCGATAATAACTAAACTTAATGCCAAGTGGCTAAAATTATTGATAAAGAAATCATATACAATCCACCCAATATCGCCAATTATCCATGTAATCATTGCGTAATACAGTTTGCCTTTCGCATTAAGGATAAATCCTAATAATATTAATGCGGTACTTGCCCATCCTAAAATTTCTATCATACAATAATTGTTACTGGTTTATTTAATTTTTTAGCTTTTTTAATAGCACTCATTGAACCATTAGACGATTCTTGTTTACTGATAAATGCTATCATCACATCACAGTCACGTGCAATCAACATGTTACGATGATGAAATTGTGATACATGATATGGTCTATTATAATAATCATCTGACATCGCGGAGTATAAATTTTTTGTTGTATGGGCTGGGTTAAATTCTTTATACCGTATTCCAAACTCTAAAGCATACTTCCTTGCAAATTTATCAGCTCCGTATTTAGCACCTCCGGATATTACTATTAACTCATCACGGAATTTCTGCTTTAATTGAAATAGTGTATCTTTTATTCTACGAATATTTGCGTAGTCTCTACTACCAATTAAAGCAACTTTCATTATGATTTTGATTTAGTAGCTGTTGATGCAGGCTCAAACATTTCTTTTAACGTTTGCAATTTATCATTTGCATGCCCAATTGTATCAACTAATTTGTCACATTCATCAACAATATTTGGATGTTCGCCAACGCCTACCGGATTGGATAAGTAATTTTGTAAATTTGCTATAGCTTCTAATTTCTGAGCTATGTACTTTGCTTGTAATGCGTCTACAATTTGTTTTGACATTTTGTTACTCCTTTATTCTATTTGACATTGGACATAGATCTTCGCGATCTTTGAATTCACAGTATTTGCAATTTTTCTTATTCTTACCTGCTATAGCAGGATATTGTTTATTTAGATTATATTCGCCATCATCTAAGAAACTAGCTTCTACAAAGCCTTTTATAGACCGAGCCAATTTATTACGAGTTGGTTTGCCGCTAGCTGGCATGAATTCTGTAACGCGTTTCTGAGGAAACATTGCTCCTTCAATCAATTTACGTTTAAGAATCATATATTTAATATCAATCTTTTCTACATCATACCCATATTGCTCAGCAAAATATTTTTTATACAATACCAATTGAGATGTCTTTGTCTTATCAGCTTTTTGATATTTATTCCACCCCATTGTGCTAGTCTTAAGATCGATAATGGTTATTTTACCATCTCGTTTATCGCGGATAACAATATCTAGATAACCTAGCATCATTATGTTATCATTGTCTTCATCAACTGGATGATAAATTTTAACTTCGATGCCTATCAATTCTTCGTTCTTACGACTAAAATATGCGCCACGCTTTTTCTTGAACCAATCAATAATTGCAACACCATCGTCGTAAAATTCATTCATTTCAAATTTATCGGAAAAATGATTGTCCATCTTTGAAACGGCTTCTTTATAAAGATCATACATTTGCTGTTTCAACATGGCATTGAGATCCAATGCATCTGCTTCTTTAACCGATGACTCATACATTACAGTTAGATAATGCTGCAATGTTTCATGCATTGCTGTACCAAATATTGTATGTATGCTCTGACTAAATGTACGCAGGCCTTTGGCATATGCTAACTCCCAATGCTTAGGACATGTCTCGTACATAGCAAATTGCGAATATGATATTCTGCGCTCTCCGGGTACAGGCTCCCGGGTTCCATATTTTAAAAATTTATTCATATATTAAATATAAGAAATATTTTACAAAGTACCAAATTATTTACCCCAAACTTTTGAAGAAACTATCTGGGCGATCACGCCGTATATTGAAAGGTCTTGAAATGTATCAGTTTCAGGTTCTCCTACTTCATCGCGATGACCTAATACAATTAACTGCTTAAGTCGTTGTATTTTATCATTTATACGAAACCATAACCCTGTTAATGATAATTTAACATCATCTTTATTTTCTAAACTTGTACCTACAGATATATTAGATGGTCCATAATTTCTTTGCTTTTTACAAAACAGAATGTATTGTTCTTGCTGAATACGTTTGAATTCTGAACATGTTTTTGGATACCGATCTTCGCAATATTGTACAGCCGTTTTATGAATATCATTAACAGATAATTCATTTATTTGTACCCTAGGTCTATCTTTAACTGTCTTCATTTCAATAACTTTTTTATTTCTTTATCAGTATGACCATATGTTTTAAGTAACTTAATTAAGTTATCACGACCAGGATCAGTAGGCAATAATATACCAACAAATTCTTCAGCTTCTGTTTTACCACATTGCAGGCAATTTGCCAAAAATTTAACTAACTCAGGATTATATTTGTCCATTTTTTTTCCTTTTATGTACTTGGCAAACATACGTTGTTTAGGTAATATATCATGATACAATTGATACACATGTTTCTTACTTAATGGACCTATTGTATATTGTTGAAACATATCTACAATTTCTATTAAGTCTGGATGCATAGATAGCCACCTATTAATAAGATACGGGGAGAACGATTTACGATCTGATTCGGACAACGCGCTCCAAGCCGTTTTCTTATTAGTTATATTAGCTAAATGATCAAAAATTGATGCCGGTTTCTTCATTTACATCATTGGCATTTGAGGTTGAACTGGCGCTGGATTATCTTTTTTGATATCTGTCATAACACATTCCGTAGTTATCATTGTACTAGCAACTGATGCAGCTTTTTCCAAAGCAATTCTCGTTACTTTGACCGGATCTACAATACCTGCATCTACCATATCTTCTAATACCGTTTCTGTCCTAACATCATATCCGGCTGCTGTCCCTTCTGCGTTATGAGTTACAATTTGGTTCCATACCACATCGGCATTGAGACCTGCGTTTTCTAATATTGTATCAAACGGAGCTTTACATGCTTTAATTATAATGTCACGGCCTAATAATTGATCATCATTTTCATATCCATATTCTGGATTAGGTGAATAACCTCTTAATACAGTTCCGCCGCCGGCTATAATGCCTTCTTCTACTGCTGCCTTTGTTGCATTTAATGCATCGTCTACACGGTCCTTCTTTTCCTTCATTTCTACTTCTGAGCCGGCACCTATTTTAATAACAGCAACTCCTCCGGCAATTTTAGCTAAACGCTCTTGCATCTTTTCTGTTTCATATTCAGATTCGCAATTTTCAATCTGACCTTTAATCGATTCAACTCGCTCCATTACCGCTTCTGCATCTCCCCATCCATTTACAACAGTAGTTGCATCTTTGGTTATAATTACTTTCTCTGCAGAACCTAACATGTCCAAAGTAACTTCTTCTAATTTATGTCCTTGAGTTTCTGAAATAACAGTACCACCAGTTATTATTGCAAGGTCTTGTAACATATCTTTACGACGGTCACCAAATCCAGGAGCTTTAACTGCACATATTTTTAAACTACCTCTCATTTTATTTACCACCAACGTTGATAAAGCCTCACCTTCAACATCTTCAGCGATAATCAACATCTCTTTACCGGATTGGACTGATTGTTCTAGTATCGGAACTAGTTCCTTCATATTAGATATTTTCTTATCAACAATCAATATATGCATATCGGTAAGTATTGATTCCATTTTAGTATTATCGGTAACAAAATACGGAGATAAGTAACCTCTATCAAATTGCATTCCTTCAACAACTTCTAAGATAGTATCTGATGTCTTTCCTTCTTGCACTGTTATAACTCCATCCTGACCAACTTTGTTCATAGCCTCTGCAATAATAGCCCCAATCGATGTATCATTATTAGCTGATATTGTACCTACTTGGGCAATTTCGGCATTACCAGTTACTGGACGAGCCTCCGTTTCCAAATATTCTACAACATCTTTAACTGCGATATCAATACCTCGTTTCAATTCAATTGGATTAGCTCCATTAGCAATTTTCTTAAATCCTTCTTTAAGTATTGCATGGGCCAATACTGTAGCCGTAGTGGTACCATCACCTGCCAAATCATTTGTTTTCTGAGCAGCTTCCTTAACCATCTGCGCGCCCGAATTTTCGATTGGATCTTCTAATTCGACTTCCTTTGCTACTGATACACCATCTTTAGTAATAACTGGACCTCCGAATGATTTCTGCAGTACAACTGTTCGGCCTTTAGGACCTAAAGTCGATTTAACTGCTTTTGCTAATTGTTCTACACCGGACATTAATCCGTTGCGTGCTTCTTCACCAAAAAGTAATTTTTTTGCCATAATATATTCTTATTTTTTTTTATTTATTTAAATATAAGAAAAATATTTCACTCTACCAAATTATATGAAATATTTATTTTATCTCGTTTAACATTTTTACAATTGTAGACATGATATGTAATTCTTTATCTACTGCAAATGAATCTTGATATTGCGATTCAGCTAATATTAATATGATGCTAGCTATATGACCAGTTGCATAATTATCTAACTCATCAAATAAGTATTTATGCAAAGCTGTAAAATCTTTAACTTTACTATCTGCTATTAATTGTCTAATATCTTTAAATGCCGTTTTCTTGTCAGAGCTAGATTTTAAAATATCTAACAACTTGGTCATATAATTTGCTTGTATAACACTAGTTGCATCAATTTTTAATTCATTATTGATAACCTGCCGCTGACAGCTATTTAGTACCCTTCTTATATCAGGATAGCCGGCGTTTATAATAGTGACTAGGTCTTTGTTATCATATTTAACTTGTAATTCGTTAAGGATTTCAACTATACGTTTAGCAACTTCTTTTTTATTAGGAGGCGTTATTCCAAATACTTGACATCGAGATTGTATAGGATCAATAATCTTTTCAACATAGTTACATGTTAATATGAATCTAGTTGTTTTAGAAAATGTTTCCATTAGATTACGTAAAGCGGCTTGGCCATTAGGAGTCATGTAATCAGCTTCATCTAATATAACAATCTTCCATTTTTTAAATCCAATAGTACTTGCATAATTCTTTATCTTGGTACGCACAGTATCCACATTGTTTTCATCTGATGCATTGATATACATGATATCTGCATCAAGACCATTTGCTATAATCTTAGCAAGAGTAGTTTTACCAGTACCTGCCTGGCCATAAAACAATAGGTGCGGTACGTCGCCATTTTCCAAATATAATTTAACTTTATCTATGATATGTTCATTACCTACATATCCTTCTAATGTACCTGGGCGGAACTTTTCAACCCATAATGTATTTTCTTGATTTCCAAACATATTTTATTTAATTACCTGTTGAACCATAACCGCCTGTACCCCTTGAACTTTCAGCCAATTCATTGACTTCTTCTAATTCAATTTCTGGATAAGGCATTATAACTAATTGACCGACTCTATCACCATCTTGATATCGTTTAACGTTTGCAAAATAACTATCACTATCAAACTTATACCGGAATGTTATTTCACCTCTATACCCGGAATCTACAACACCTACACAATTAGCAAGGTTTAGATCTTTCTTTGAAACAGATGATCTAGGAAATAATAATCCTACATATCCATCTGGGACTTCAAATGATAATCCGGTATGATATTCTATAAAATTATGCTCTGTATTAATTTTATGAGCAATCGCGGTAATATCCATTCCAGCATCACCTGGCTTTGCATAACCAGGTGTAACTGCTGTATCAACTAACTTTTTAAATTTTACTTTCATTTTAAGCTGTTTGTAATTGTACTAAATAATATGTAGATGTATATGTCTTACCGGTAAATGATACTTTAGCTAGGCCGGCCTGAGATACTTCAATATAACCTTCATCTGCATCTTTATTAGCAGATAAAATTTCTTTGAATAAATTAGCTGAGAAGCAAGTTGCATTTAATGTTTCAGATTTTTCTGGAACAATTGGCCATGTAATTCTATTGGTATTAAGAGTTGAATAATTCAATATCATCTTAGTACCAGAATCATTACTCTCTACTGCAAAGTTTTCAGTTTCGGGTAACGCGTTCTTTGATTTAATAAACTTATCCGCAAAGTCCTTTGTTAATTTAATTTTAACACCAAAATCAGGAAGTCCTTTCATTTGAGGAACCTGTCTAATAACTGATAAATCGGCTAACATGAAAGTTACATTAGTTGTCTTATCAGCCACATTAATTGAAAATGCGGCATCATCTGCTTTGTTAACTTTCACATCGATATTCTCATCTAATGCAGTTAACAGTTTTGTTAATTGAGAAGTTGTATACACTCCTAATGTACCGTCTTCTACTTCAAAATCATTCATTGATACTGAACCAACAACGTTCTGGTCATCTGTAATAAACTCACATGACAATGTCTTGTCTTTAACATTTAACCCTACTGAATTAGCACTTCCTGCTAAATAATACTTGTCAATAAAACTAGTTAATTTTCTCTTTTCCATTTGTTCTCTTTTATTCGAAGAATTGATTAAACACTTCATTATTTACTAAATCTCTTGTACTACCACCAAACCTATCATATAACTGTCTATTCTTGTTATAGATATGTATAGCCTTATCTGGATCCTTAAACATCTCTTCCATGCTCATTAACACTGAATAGAAGTCTCTCGGAACTACTGTTTGCAACAACTCGTTATGACATTTCACAATTTCTTCTACTTGTTTAACTGTATCGTTAAAAACAAATAAATTATTTAATGTCATTTTCATTGTAACATCGCCTTTATAATTTGACACGTCACCAAAAGTAAATCCTTCCGATACCGGATGTCCTAACGGATTAGGAACTAGGTCATCTGCATTATAAGGTAAATTTTCTCCTTTAGGAAAATATAAATCCGTGAAGGTCATTTTACTCAATTGAGGTGAATGTAAATATGTTCCATATACAGGATATAAACCAGGTGACGATGAATCTGTAGATACTTGTATTCTACCTCCATGGTATTTGTTTACCATCTTTTGAAGGAAACTCAACATAAAGAAATCGGATATCTTTGATATACCCAATACATGTATAAATTGATTACGAGCTTTTTCAAATTCTCTATTTTTAATCATAGGAACTAACGCCGACATAAACATAGTAACACGCTTTTGAGCACCTCCAATACACCAACCATTGAATTCAAAGTCTTTCATTTTTTGATACCAGGCCTCATACTCGTCTACATTGTTACCTTGAATAACATTTAAAAATTTACATTTACCAGTCTGGTTATCTGCAAAATATGTAAAGTTATCATAACTAATATCCATACATTCGTAAAACTTTCCATCGTACTTTGCACGAGGCGGAATATCTAAGTTAACTCCTAAATCACAATTGGTCTCTAACCAATCAAATATAGTTTTCTTAAATGCAGGATCCCATTTAATAGCGCCAGTGGCTAACTGGAATCCTCCTGAATCTCCTAATACTAATACATCATCTTCTAAGCCATATCTATCTCTAGCATCCATCCATTTGTAATGGTGGCCGGCCGTGATTAGGAAATATGGATGTCTCCATGGTTCTGGAAATTCTTTATCATAAAATCTACATGTAAGTCCAGGCTTAACTTCTTTATTCTTTTTGAAGTCTCCTGCACATCCTCCTGCAGATAATGACGGGTAATAAATCAAATCTTTCATTAAAATAATTCCATTTGAGTTGTTCGTTGTACTAATTTATCAAAGTCCTGACATAACAGTTCTTCACAATATTCTTTTTCATGCCATACATTAAGTTCTTTATCATAGTCATTTGCTATAATATATCCTTCCATTCTTCTACCTAAGTCAGATGTATTACCAATATCAAAATGCGTTCTAGGATCATTGATAGCATCCCATATGGTATCTACCGCGGACTGTACATCAAATGGTTTATATAATCTGTCTTGATCAATAAATTCTGGGAAACTTCGAAAATCTGGAAATACTATATCAGCACCAAATGTAGTTGACTCAATCACTGTCCATGATACATAATCTTGTAATGATGAATTAAATTGCACTTTGCATGTAGCTAACTCGGTATAATATTCTTGTTTAGTTAAACCGGATAGCAATTTGAATCTAGGTTGCACTTCAGCCAACTCATTCATTGCATCTAAGACTCCAGGTAACATGCTTCTAAACGATTTACCGGAAGTAGTAACATGCCACTCATAATCTGGATTTTCATTTAAAAATTGCTTGGCTACTCTCATCATAAAGAAAGGATTCTTTTCTTTATCTAAACGAGATGAATATACAATTACATTTTTCTTATCGAATTCTGCACATCCTTCTAATATATCATGAGTAGCTTCTAAATGTATTGGTAATGATACGACATGTATAGGAGCTTCAAATCCTGCTTCACGAAGTTGTTCTTTATGAACCGTACTTCCTACAAATATACCAGTCAATCGTTTATCCAATCCTAATTCATAAGGACGCATCCAATCACGCATTGGATATGTGAAATCATATTCATCAACTGACTGCGCATGACACATTGTATATACTTTCACATTCTTATAGCCATACAGGTCTAATGCATACCATATGGCTTCGACTCCTGGTGTCCAATAGTCTTGCAAGAATATTATATCACCATCCTGTACTTTGTCATTATACAGTAGGTTTAAGAAGTTTTGACATTGAGATAAACAGTATTTACCTCTACCAATTGCATCTAATACCGCACCTACTTTGATTTCACAATCTGGATCAAACTCTCCTTCAATATCTACAAAATTAAGATCCGGATATTCTGCAAATGTCTTTGGCATCCATTCTTTACATAACTGGTATGTATATCGGGCCTTTAAAGGCTCAAGGCCAAAATAAAATAAATTTCTTTTCATACTACTCTTCTGTTCTATCAAATTTGTAATCATCTGGGTTAATTTCCATCATATTACATTTTGTAATTTGGTGTACTCTATACCAACCAGCATCTACTGATAACGTATCTGTATTTTTTAGTTTAGCTAAATTATCATCTTGAATTCTATATATCACATGAACTCTATTGAAAATAGACATCGGGACTTTTGACATCGTTTTTGAATTGGCCTCAATAGTCACATACTGTTTTGTTTCAAGGATATTATGAATATCATCCCAATTACCATGAGTACAACACATTTCAATATATTCAATTGTAAAATATACATGAGGATATTCTTTATAATTTTCAGGTAATTGACCTCTAACAAAAACCGTTTCGATATCAGACAATCTGCCTTCTACCTCTTTACCATACCAGTAACTTTTTCCGTACATATCTTTTTATTTTTTATTAATATAAGAAAGTTTTTGCAAACAACCAAATCTTTTTAATTAAATGTTATTTACTTTTTTTACTATTTAAAATATGAACATCTGCCCATACTTTATCAAATCTTCTATCTATAGAAGAAGTTAATCCATCTAAATTTCCGAAGAAATCTCTACATGAATTTTCAAGAGCTATATCGCTATTCTCTTGGCGTGCTTTCAACTCATTAACCTGTCTGGCCAACCTTATCACTCTTGAAACTGCAAACGATAACGCCCCAACCCCAATGGTACTTAAAACTGTAATTAATGTTTCCATAATATTCCTTTTTTTTGAATATTTAGCCGAATGCAAAAAACTTTCCTAAATTATTATTTTCTGGGATCAATCCCCAATTCATGGCACTATAAAAATCGTTTAACTTATTTGCAAATGCAGATTTAAATACTTTATCATAATCTATATGACCTTGTACAAAGTCTGCGATTGGTTTAGGATCATCATAACCTTTCAATGCCATTGTATCCAATCCCATTGAATTATTTTTAAGGTATGTCCACTTAATCTTTTCGCCGTTTATAATACCACGTATAGTTTTAACTTTATGATGTTTTAACATGTCATTATAATTTAGCGCAGATTTAACATGTACCGGAGTACCTTTCATACGGACCGCAAATGGCTTATCGCCTTTACGTATATACTTTTTAATATTTTTAACACCAATAGGAAACATAACATCAATTAATTCTAATGTTTTCATATGTTCTTTAAAATCTAATATCTTCTGATCTAATTCTGGTTTATCAATGTCATTTAACATGTCTTCTAAGACCTCTGCCATGAACTTTCTAAATGAAGGAGGGAAAGATGATCGCACCACATCCAAACCTTTCACGTCTAGCTTTGATACAGTATGGCCTTCCACATTAATTATCCATTGAGCATAACGCTTCTTAGCAATCCATAATCCTGCTTTAGCAACATTTTCTTTCTTGATATCAAATCTATGAGTATCGACATTATGAAATTTCTTACCATATATATCATATGATTTATTCATAAAGCCTTGAACTTCATCTGCTATTTCAATTGTCTTATCAGACATAAACTTCTCATCTGTAATATCATAATTAGGATACCGTTTTTCTATTAGCGGTAATGATGAAAAGAATACAGAATCTGTATCAATGTATATATTATAATCTTTCTTTTTTCCTAACTCTTTAAAGTAAAACTGGTTACCAATATCGGCTGTGAACTTAATTAATTGCTGACCAGTACTGGTAATTGCAATTGCATTATCTGGATCGAAGAATCGGAAGCTGGGGTTACCTAATACTCCATAGAACGAGTTAAGAAGAATCTTAGTCACTAACTGCATCCTATCAAAATATTCTGCTTTAGCTTCATCTCCTTCCTTTTCATACTTCTTTCTTAAGTTTTTATATTCAACACGCTCATTAAACCATTTATCCAAAATAGATGGCAGGAAACCTTTTATCTGAGTATCGTATACAACTCCATTTGCTGCTATCGAATATTTATTTGATTCTAGATATTTTCTTAAGTCTTGAGATGTTTCCCAACCGTTCCATTCATCTGAATAATGAGTTCCGGTATTCTTAACATATGCCTTAGAGTCAAATTTTTCTAACTTAGTTACTTTGGTTTCTGGTGATATATTAAGTGTCATGATGATACTAGGATATAACGATGTTAAATCAAGGTCATATACCCATTTATAACGACCTGCATTTGGTGGCTTGACATATGCTCCTAATAAATTTAATTCTTCATTAGACCTAGGCGGACGGCTAGGAGATACAATGTTCATACGCTTCATATATGTTAATGCAGCACCATCTAAGTATCTAGTCGGAAATAAGAAGTCTTCATATGGAACATGGCCTTTATGACATATACCACGAGCCAAATCAATCAGCTTCATTTTTTGATCGATTTCCCAGACCAGATCCACATCATTCATGTTATAATCAATATAACCTTGAATGTCATTACGCATAAGGTCATCTAACGTACCCTCATACTTCATTTTACCTTTACCTAATTCCTTCTGAGATATGGCTTCCAATGAATAACTTGACTCTTGAGAATATGTAAAGTTCTTATATAATGCCATATAATCTAAACATGATACTCCAGATATACGATATCTGTTTCTATGTTTTAACCAAATGACATCTTTGATAGGAGACAATGATCTAGCCTGTTCTTCTCCTAATATTTGTACCATACGATTATAAAGATATGGTATATCAAAGAAATCAATATTCCATCCGGTTATAATGGTAGGCTGTATTTCGTAATATTTGTATAAGAATTTTTGTAACAAAGTATGCTCATTATTACATGACACTACTTCATATCCTGGCTTAGATACATTTTCAACTACATTATCTTTATCTAATATCCATACATGCCTTTGATCACCTGCCTCATCATATATTGCAATGGAAGTAACTTCATTTTGAGCTTCTTCTGGAGTAGGAAATCCGGAGGCAATATCTACCTCAATATCAATAAACAATGTTCTATGACCTACTGATGCCTCATCTGAATCTGTATACGTGTCAATTAAAGTACGCATTTCTGGATTGATGTCTGCCTCATACAATCCGCGCTCTTCGCGATCAGGATTATCTACTCGCTGCACTGTCTGGCCATCTAATGCTACCATGTTACCATAAGTGGCTTTACGATATGCATATGGTTTATAATTGATAGTAAAATGCCCCTTTCTATCATCCCAAATATGTACTTTATTAGTACGTTTATGATATGCTACTGCTTGATACATTTGTTATGACTTTTCTTGAATTTCTAATATTTTATCTTCTATTTTGCTAGCTTGTGATAAATACTGGTCACTTAAAGTCCTATCTGTTTTAGATGCCTCAAATGACTTGCGTAGTAACAACTTATGCTTATCTTGCAATCGTTGTAATTTAGTCTTAAACAAATTTTTAAACATTAAACAAGCTCTTCTATAATTCCTACCACTTCACTTAATATAAGTAAAATTGTTGAAACTACCAAATTAAATGGAATAAAACAATATCCTAAAATTCTTACCGCAGATTTAATAAAACTTACTAATTGATGCTTTTTTGCATCTGGATATTTTACTTTAGTATCTGGGTACATCCAACTCTCTTTCTTCATAATATAACTAATTTAATTTATATACATTTCTGTAATTGCGTTTCAATGAATTATCATCTAAACCATATCCTACGATCCATTCATTATCTATTTCAAAACAATAATGTTTAACTGGCATCGTCGCATTTTTACGTTGTACTAATGTAATGATATTGACTTCCGATGGCATACGGTCGTTAACGCGTTGTAAAATTTCAATCATTGTGGCGCCTGTATCGATTATATCTTCAACGATATAGACACGCTTTCCTTGAAGATCTAATTCTAAATCTTTCGTAATCAATACGCCACCGGAATTGTCCTGGCCTTCATATGATTTTGCTCTAATAAAATCTAATTGCACATCAATACCCATATCCTTAACAAGGTCTGAAAAGAACATGAATGCGCCATTAAGTACGCAGATAATTACAGGAGGATACGCATTTCCGGATGCTTTATGTTCTTCTGATATACGATGTGCCATTGCGCGCACTCTACGCTCTATTTTATATTCTGGTATTAATATTTCCATGCCGGTTTTAAATCGTTCTTTCATATTATTTTTTACTCGATAATTCAATATTTTTATAAAATTCAGCTCTCGCTTCTGGCTTATCTAGAAAAGAGCCAGATAATTTAGCAGTCTGCATCGATGCTCCTTGGTGACCAACGCCTCTACATGATACACAATTATGGCCAGCGTCTATACAAACAGCAACGCCTAAATTACCTTCACATATCTGATTAACTGCATTATGTATTGCAACTGTCAATTGTTCTTGAATAGCACCTCGTCGGCCAAAGTATTCTACAATTCTATTAAGTTTGCTTAACCCAACAACAGTACCTTGTTCTGATGCTATATATGCGATATGAACCTTACCGGTAATAGTTTGATGGTGATGTGAACACATGCTAGTTAATGGTATGTTACTCTCTTGCACTATACCATCATATCCATCGCTAGGAAATCCTGTAATCGAAGGTGGTCCTTGATATCGTCCGGCCCATAGATCATTAACATATGCTTTAGCAACACGTTTTGGTGTATTATCTGAATTTGGATCATTTCTCCAATCACATCTAAGAGCATCTAAAAATTTACCAAATGCATCTGCAGCATCCATAATCATCATTTCTTTTTCTGACTCAGATAATGGTGTACTACTAGCTAATCCATTCGCGAAGCCGGGTTTAGCAATTTCCATGTCCGTTACTTGTTTTTTCTTTTTTGACATTATATCCTTTGTTTTAATTTATTTATGACGGTGGAACTACGACACCATCTGGACTTTTATTTATTAACTTAATTTGTCGATGCCATTACTATATCTGATTCTCGTAATAGTAAATATGTTTCATCATCTAATTTAATTTGATTATGATCTTTTGCAGATTGATTGGTTATCATAACTACATCGCCAGGCACTACCGTAATAGGGATGCGATCGCCGGTCTGAGTAAATAATCCAGGACCGCATGCTACTACATCGGCCTTTGCATGATTAGTAGTATTACTAGTTAGAATAATACCAGCTTTGGTCGTTTCTTGACCTTCATGTTTTTTTAAGAGAATAAAATCTCCCATTGGTTTCATTTTCATATAACTTTCCTTTAAACTGATCGTTCTGTATCGAATGCAATGATATGATCTCTACCTGTCATGTTATAACCATGCTCGGCACATAATTCAAACACCATTGGATACATTTTAATTAATTGTTCTCGCGTATCACCCGCCGGCATAATATATGTCTTATTTTTAGGTATTCCTAATTCTAAACGATATGATTCTATTTCATTTAAATTTTCTAGAGTACCATCCCATACTGGCTTATAATGATAATCTGTATGAAAACTAATCATTTGATTAATAGCATCTGTATTTAAACGTTTCCTGTTATGGACGTGAATAAATTTTTCGTCGACAATTTGCCCACCTGGTGTAACAGCGCCAACAACAGGGACGCTATTACTAAACTTAGGACTAAGGCTAATGAGATCAATAGGATAATCGGTCTCAACAAAATGAGATCCTTCAGTTTCAATAGTAATGATAATATTTCTTTCATTTGCAAAATGTGTTAATTCGTTTACTAATGCTGGTTGCATTGTAGGTGATCCGCCAGTTAACATCATTTCTTTTACATGAGGATTTTCATCATATATTTTAATAATATCGTTAAATGAGTATTTACCCTTTTCTGGATGTATGGATGAATACCAAGAATCGCACCATCCTCCTTCACCAAAATAACATCTATGAGTACAACCAGTTACGCGAATAGCAATAGTTGGTCTACCAAATCGACTTCCTTCAGATTGCACGCATCTATACAACTCGTTAATAGGAAGTACTTTATTATAATCTTTAATACGCTTATTCGCCATAATATTCTGCCATATTTTCACTATGTTCCCAACACTGTACTTTGTATACTCGTGCTCTTCCTTCAGTTTCTTTTTCAATTATAGAATCTAGATAGTTAAACACCATAGATGCAAATTTTTCACAACCTACATCAGGCATTACACGCAATTGTATCATATCTTTTGCGGCCATATCTTGAAATAAAAGTAGATCCGGATCATCTGTAGCTACTACCGTAGTATGATCAAATTGATGCTTTAACCAATCCTTTACACCGTTACGTTTAAAGCATCCAAAGTCCACGACCCAATTACGATGATCTAAGTCACCCTCAAACCATACTTTAAATTTTAATGCATACCCATGTATAAATCGGCAATGCGAATCTGCTCTCCATTGTCTAAAGGCTGTACTATAACCGCTAAACTCTTTATAACTTCTAAATTTGCTCATATCTATTCCTCGTTAAACCATGTCCATGCCAACCAATATTTTTTACCATGTAATAAATGAGATGCAGTTTTACCTAAGTGGCCATTAAAATCTGCCATATAATTGTACATCTCATCTTCACTTGTAAACAAAGTAAAATTATCCGCATATGGATATCGATCTTTAAATGTAACTCCTGAGTTGTTTACTGATCTTTCGTTAATCGTTTCAAATGTCATTGTACGTAAATACTCTTGATCGTAATGAGCTAATTTACGAAAATCAAATGTCGATTCAACGTCTTTAAATTTAAAATTTTCCATGTAACTAATTGTTTTTTAAATATTCTTCTTTTGGAACTCGAGTATCAGTTTCATGGTCGGTTACCATTCCATCAATAACTGATATTTCATTTAATAATAAATCACTTTGATAAGTACATTCTTCATCGGTAATATAACCATTTGCATAACCGGTAATTAATTCTAGTACTTGTTCTTTTTTCGTCATAACTCTTACTTTTTATAATTTATATAAATATAAGAAATATATTTGACTCTACCAAATCTTTTGCTAACAAATTTTCATTAATCTATAACTTTTAAATACGAAAATAGATATGGTTTATTAAGATAATGATCTGTTTGATAATCAATACCTATTTTATCTAAACCAAAAAACTTTGCTTTATAAATTGCCTGGTCATATTCATCTAATTTAATCCATTCAGGTTTAGCGTCTATAAATTTTTTGCCAATACTATCCCAATCAGTTGTTTGAATAAATGTTTCCAATTTAGATACAATATCTACAAACTTTTTATACATACGACAATCCAATTCGATGTGAAATAGTTCAACTACTTGGTCACGATCGATCCAGTCAATTGCAAAATCTAAACCATACTTTGGTGTTGTATAAACTAATTTATTTAATTTAGGATATTTAGATGCATGATATATTAACTGCTTCTGTGCCTGGCCTTCAAATCCAAATCTATGTAAAATATGAGCATGGTCTATAAAAATATTTGGATGAGTCTCTGTCTGACTAAACCAATGCTGTAAAACTACGTCTAATGAATTTTCAGATACTCGGCGCGCCATTCGATCCTCTGTATGTATATTCACATCATTTACTTCATGGTAGGCCTTCTCTATCTTATTTAATTGATATCCTTCGCGATCAAAAAAGTCTAAATCCCAATCTTTCCAATCCTTTGGTAAAGGTTCCATTAGGAATAAATCTTCAATAATTTTTATTTTATTTTTCTTAAACATATTTATCCTTCACAACTAACACAGTCTGACATTGATGCCGCGGCAATGTCACCTCGCAGTACAGATTCTGTACGTACATAATACAATGTCTTTACTCCCTGCTTCCATGCTTCTAAATGCACTTGGTTAATCCATTTTGGCGTTGCCTCTGTTGGAAATGCAAGATTTAATGATACTGTTTGGTCAACATATTGTTGCCTAATACCAGCCTGTTTAACTAATTCTAATTGGTTTACTTCTTTAAAAGTTTTAAATACATCCTTTACAGATATAGGCTCATCCAAGTCTTTAACATCATCAGTTTTTATTAATTTACCTAAAACATAGCACCAATCATCTAAGATTTTCAGATCCTGCACCGAACCTCCATCAGCTAATATTTTATCCCATGTTTCTTTTGTATTAATACCAACTTTACGCAATACCTTTTCAAGTTCTTTATTACGACGTATAAATGTGCCTTTGGCACTCTGGTCAGTAAATACATTAGCTGGTATTGGCTCTATACCACTACTTACGCCGCCGGCTAATTTACTATTTGATACTGTAGGAGCTACTGCTCTTAAATGAGTATTTCGCATACCTGTTCCTACGCACCATAATGGTTCACCGTATTCCGAAGCTAGATCGCGAGATGCTTGGTTAGATTCGGTTTGTATTTGGCCAAAAATTCTTCTAGTTTCGAATTGAGCAGGTAACCCTTCAAATGGAATACCACGTTGCTGTAAATATGTATGCCATCCTAGCACACCTAAACCTAATGCTCGGCCTTTTTCTGCACTACGTACCGCGTTATCAAATCCTTGTCGATATTTTGCTTTTTGTAAAAATTCTTCTAATACACCGTCCAAGAACCATGTGGCTGTATAAATTAAATCTGTATCCTTCCATTCGTCATATTTTGAAAGATTGAGTGAGCTTAAACAACAAACGAATGAATGGCTCTCATCTGTATGTAATACAATTTCACTACATATGTTTGTCATATAAACTTTTAATCCATTTTTCTTATATGCTTCAGGATTTTGTTTATTAACATTACCTCTATACATTATATAAGGCTCGCCTGTCTGCCGACGTTTCTGTAGTAAAGCGCCCCATTTCTTTCTAGATTCAGGATCACCAGATTCTAATTTTCGCATAAATTTATCACCAACCACCGCACATTGATGCATATTTAATGATTGGCGATTAACATCACCTTTAGGTTCTCTAATTTCTAACCAATCTATAAAATCATCATGTTCAATATTTAAATTAACGCTGGCCGCGCCTCTTCGTACAGATCCTTGGTTAGTGGCAAGTATAGATGAGTCATATATCTTACAGAAAGGTACAACTCCATCTGAAGTACCATTACCGGTGATTTTAGCACCTGCAGGTCGTATCTGGTTAATACCAATTCCGACTCCACCTCCATGTTTGGCTAATAACATCATTTCCAGATTCTTTTTACCAATATCATGTATAGAATCGGCCACATCAATACCAAAACATGATATTGGCAGTCCTCGCTCTGTGCCTGTATTTGATAATACTGGAGAAGCCAAACATAGCCAACCTTTCCATATATAATCAAAAAACTTGGTGGCCAATTCCGGCTTATCTAAACGCTTGGCTACTGTGGTACAAACTCTCCAATAAGCATCTTTAGGTGTTTCATCCTTTTGTAAATAACCATTACTTATAGTAGCAATATATACTGGGGTATTTGCCCACCCTGGGAAGTCTACATCTAATTCCCATCCTAAATGTTCTGCATAATTCTTCATATAAACCTCTTAAAATATATCATCCCAATCATCACCTTCGCTAGCTTTACTATAATCTGTAGATCTGATAGCAAAAAAATCTGTATGTGTATGACCACCTGTTAAATGGTAAAACCATTCTAAATTACCAGCCTGTTCTTGATTAACAACAAATATTTCATTGTAACCCAATTCTTTTAATTTTTCATTAGCTCTCTGTTTAATAAACTCCTTTAAATCAGATGATTTTAAATTTTCTAAATCACCCATTTCAAACATTTTATCAATAAATTTAAGTTCCATGTCTACCATATATCTAGCCGCATTTTCAATTGAGAATTTTGAACTTTCTCTTAGCTCTGGATATTCTTCACACATATGGTTGAATAATTTACACCCCATTCTACTATGCAAAGATTCGTCTCTAACAGACCATTTCATTTGCTGACCAACACCTTTTAACAAATTTCTCATCTGGAAACTATATAAAACTGCAAAAGAGCTATATAATGATACACCTTCTGCGAATGCAGAAAATATTGCCAATGACGTAGCAACATCTAATCTAGCATCTGCACTATTTGCCAAATCTTCATGTGTATAATCAGCCTTTGTTGACATTAACATTTCAAATTTTGCAGATGTTGCTTCATCGTGTAGAAATGCCTCAAAATCTTCTAAACCCAAACTTTCATTTAAATAAGAATATGCAACAGCATGTATTGTTTCTTGGCTTCCAAACATCATAGCCATTTGTTTAATTTCATGTTTTGGAAACCATTTGGTGACCATACCAGTCCAATAATCAGAGACAGCACATTCTGTCTGAGCAAATCCTAATAGTATGTTACCTACTAGATTTTTTTCTGATGCAGATAAATTTTCTTTCCAATCTTTAACATCACTTTGCATTGCAATTTCGGTATGTAACCAAAATGCCTGTGCCTGCTTTAGCCAACCTTCAGTGTAATATTCCGGATATTCAAATGGCTTATATGCAACTCTTTCTTCGAATAATTTCATTATTGTTCCTTAAATTTGTAGATAAAAAAAGTAACCAGTTTTTGCTGATTACAATTATAAATATTCGCGACCATGTTATTCGAAACCTGAATTTTGTGTTTCTTGATACTTTCTAGCTAACATTTGTCTAGCCAATTCATTACCATTATCCATTGCCTTTTGAGTATCTTTACCTTGAACAGATGTATCTGTATATATGTCAAATTGTCCATTAGATGTATTCATTTTACTTGGCAATGTTATACCATCAGGGCCAAATCTATTTTTAATAACATGCCATCTACCAGTTCCTGCCAATTTATCTTGAACTTTTCTAGATAATGATAATATGAAATCTGCCACCATCACTTTACCATACGATTCAGATACTTTACTTGCATCAATTACATCCTCTTCTAATGCAGATCTATTTGCCTGAGATGCGGTCCATACAGGTATTTCATATTCGCCAGCCATACCTCTTAAATCTTCATATATACCTTCTAACTCATGACGCTTTTCTTGACCATGTCCTCTTAACAAATCTGCATAATCCACTATTACTACATCTGGTTTTTTGTCCTGCATTATACATTTTTCGATATGCGATCGAATGCCCATAACAGATACAGATTTTGTAGGATAATGTTTAATAATCAATTCACCGTCTATTTTAGATAACTGATCTTTAACTTCGTCCATATAATGTTTTAGATTCTGCTGAGCTATTCCTGTTATAACAGAGTCATATCGTAAACCTACATATGCCTCATTCAACTCTAATGTATAATGCAATACAGTCTTTCCTTTCTTAACTGCATTTGCTCCGATATTCATTAAAGCCCAAGATTTACCAATACCTGCAGGCGCTACCATAACACCAAGCTCACCTTTACCTAAGCCACCATCTGTTAATTCATTAATTACTTCCCATGGAGTTTCTTGGACATGGCGTACGGCTTCGCTATAACGTTCTTCTATATTAGTCATATATTCATGACCAATATCTTTATCTCCACCAGATTTCAATGCATCATCTACCGCAGCTTTTATTTCTTCATACTTACCATGTTTAAGTAATTCTACCGATGATAAAATTGCTTTTTTAATTTCTTGGTTTTTACAAAAATCTAATGCCTGTTCTTTGATAAATTCGAGGTCAGGTGCATCAGTATATCGCCACGCATCTTTTAAATGTTCTACGACTTGAGTTTTTAGAACATCGTGATCTAAATCCTCCATTTTCACTTTCATTACTTCTAATGTAGGTGAAGATTTATATTCTTTATGGTATTCAAGGATTACATCAACTATCCAGTTATTTGCTTCTGATTCAAAATATTTTGGAACCATTATATCTGATATCTGCTGTAAAAAGCTTTTATCAGTTAATAACGCAGTTATAACCTTTACTTGAAATGCATATCCGTATGAACTTAATCTGTCTGTCATACTTAATTATAATAAATTTTTTTCAAAAATCAAAGAGAAGTGTAAGCATTTAATGCATTAAATGAATTATGTAACCAAGAATCTAAATCTTTTATTACTGTATACATTTTATCCGCCATAAACATTTTTTTGAACTCATATGTATTTGTGCGATCGACTTTACCTTTAACTTTATCTAGAGTTAACATTTTTGCACCGCCGTGTATATTAACTTCTTTCAATTGCATAAGGTCATAATTTAACTGCAGCGTTTCTTTATTCTGCAATACAGTTTCATGTACTTTATATTTCTTATCAACATTATCTGCATATTCGACTATTTCATCGACCGAAATTTCTCTGTCTTCGCATATTATAGGAAAATGTTTAATTAAACTTTTTGTTCCAACACCTTTTATACCAGGAATATTATCCGATTTATCACCAATAAACGTTCTGTATAACAAGTAATTCTCAGGACTAAATCCAAATTCTTCTTTCATTAGACTTGGAGTATATAACTTCTTTTTTATAGGACTCCATACTGAAATACGATCATTTACTAATTGTAAAAAATCTCTATCCGTTGATACAATAGTCGCTCGGTTTTCCTTTTCTGTATATAATTCATTAGCTATATATGCCATTATGTCATCTGCTTCGACGTTATCGACCGATAACGTTGTAATTGGCAAACAATTAAGATATTGAGCTAATCGACCAAATTGTTTTTTCATCGATGCCGATTCGTCTTCTAATGATGCAAATTCCTGATATCTATTAAATGCTGTTTTATTTGCCCGGTTAGCTTTATAATTTGGATATATTGCCTTACGGCGTTTTGAGCCGCCTTTACCATCAAATACAATTACACATCTAGTAGGTTTAAGTTGACGGATATTGGCAGCAACGGACCGCAAAAAGCCCGTTACTCCTCCAATATGTTGCCCATCATCATTTAGAGCCGGAACGGCTGAAAACACTCTAATGAATGTATTCAACCCGTCAATAATTAAAAGATGGCTATCTTTACTTGACACCGTTCCTTGCTCACGATCCTTTTCCATTTCTCGTAGTATGTTAAGATATTTAGAATCCATTAGCTTTCTTCGTTAACAAATTCTTCTGATATCGTAACATCGTCTATTCCAAAATCTTCGCCTGGTTTATATTTAAGTATATAAGCATCACAGATCTGCGTATATATTTCATCCTTAAGACCATCTAGCTCTTCTAGTTTCTTCTCAAAATCTTTTGATAAGAATTTAACTTCAGTTCCGTCCTGTCTAGTAAATGTATACCACGCTCCTGCAGTTTTTACTAACTTAAATTGTTTCATAATATTAAGCCATCCGCCGTAATTATCAATACCTGATTCAAAATAGATATCATAATCAACAGTTTTTAATGGAGGCCCCATTCTGTTTTTCACCACTTGGCATCTAGTCTTGATTCCGATTGCTTGATCGACACCGTCCTTCTTGACTTTGATTTGACCAACTGATTTTAATCGTAACCGTACCGAGGCATGGAATGGAATAGCTTTACCACCAGAGGTAGTATATGGATCGCCAAATGCTACTCCCAATCTAGTCCTTAATTGATTTGTAAATATTAAACAAATCTTTTCACGACCAATCATGTTAGTAAGTTTTCGCATACCTTTTGATAAAATAATAGCTTTACTAGTCGCATAACCATCTTTATCAAATTCCTTAGCCATTTCAATTTTTGTTGAAGCTCCCATTACTGAATCTACTACAATTGTAACTAAGCGATCTTTATTAGATTCTCGTATTTTTACAACTATACTTTCAATTGCCTCAAAAATATCTTCAATTGTTTCTAATGGAACATATAACATCTTTTCAAGATCAAGTCCAATTGCTTCTAGAAACTCTCTACTAATTGCATTCTCGGTATCAATATAAACGGCTAAGCCACCTTCTTTCTGGCAATTTGCTAATGCATGTGCTGCTAATAATGATTTACCAGATGCTTCGAGTCCTGTAATTTCAGATATTCGACCAACCGGGAAGCCGCCTTCTTTACGATTTGAAATTGCAAGATCAAGCATCGATGAACCGCTACCAACCCAGCCACGAACTTCACTCGGTGCCTTTGTATCACCATCCAAGAAGAATGCGGTTTGATATCCCGTATTTTTAAACTTTTTATTTAAAGAATCCGCTAACTCTGTAGCCAGGGAATCTGCTAATTCACTTTTAGATTTTGCCATTTATAACCTTTTAATCGTTAAACAACTCATCAAACGCAGCAGATACATCATCTACTTTGTTTACACCAGCTGGCGCCGGTTCTGGAGTTGCTTGTTTTGTAACTGTTTCTGTTTCTGACTCACCTTCTGGGTTCAGATACGTTTCTAATGCTGCTTTAAGATCATCATATGATGGTTCTTTAAAGATTACCGATAAATCAGGTTGCTGTTTCGCTATACGTTCAGCAATATTTTTATCTTCTGTCATTAAAGTAACATTAGGCTTTACACGAATCGACGTTTTAGGATATTGGCCCGGGCCTTCTGCAGGAGTAAACTCTACTACAATATCTCTACCACCACTTGGATCTGTAATATCGCCATAATCTGGGTCTGTTATAAATCCTAATAACTCTTGGTAAACTGTCTTACCAAAGCCCCACATCTTAACGCCTTCAGACTCTTTACCTCTCACAATAACAGGCACATATGTTCTCATCTTAGGCTCCATTTGTTTACCTAATTTCCATTCATCAGAATTACCAGATGCTTTCAATTTTTCACAAAATTCTACTACCGGATCCGGCTTTCCATTTGTTACCGGTGATAAGTAGTTTTTCTTTCCTAAATTGTAATGAAAATAAAGCTCTCGAAATGGATTATCTCTATCATGTTGATAAGGTACAATTCTTACTACTTGTTTACCTGGTTCAGGTTTCCATAGATTGTCTCGGCGAGCGCCGGTTGATTGTAATTGATTGAGCTTCGATTTAATCGCGTCTAAATTAATTGCCATTTTTTTCCTTTTTTAATTATTAATGGTTATTTATTATTACTTAATATAAGAAACTTATTTCACGCTACCAAATGTTTTATGAAAAAAGTTTAAATTTATTTGTTATTTGTCATTTGTTAAGCTATAGTCCATTGCGTATTACCATCCACAATATTAATTTCAGAAACACGCCATGGAACATTGATATCTGTCAAATATCGGTTCGCAGTCTCCACTCGTTTTGTGTTTAAGAATATATCAATAAGCGATTCCGGATGACCAAAGTATACATCCCAATTAGCACGTATTGAATTTTCGGTAAGAATTTCTCCGCCATTAAATGGTGATTGATTAACTGTATAATATGCCATAACTTGCTCTCTTATTTAATATAAATATAATGAATATTTTTTAATTATCCTAATTATAAATCAATTCTTTTGTATAAATTTAAATGTATATGCCGTACATCATTTCCATCATTTAACATCAATGAATTTTCATACACTGGCCAATTGATAATAAATTTTTTATCCAATATACCGTTATTTGCTTTTTTAATAATTGCATTCAATGCATTAACTGTATATAATGTATTGGTTTCTTTTTTTCTATGTATCATTATAGTATTTGGTGTTTTACCATAATCATCAGGTTCCACATTATATGTCACATATAAATCTGACCTATCATCTGCATCTGAAAATACAAATATTCTATTTTCTGAAATTGTGTATGACTTTGCTACATAATCAATAATCAACTCCAAATCTTTCCTGTGCGCAAATGTGCATAACAATTGTGTTTTCAATATTTCTTCCTACGTCAATGCTTTTGTTTTAGTTCCTAATTTAAGGCCAAAAGCTACACCTTGAGGGCCAGCTGAATCAGCATATGATGGCATTACTATCCCAATCTGAGATCCTAAATATTTTGGGAAACTAGATGGATCGAACATTAATACCTTTGAACTAGCAATTGCAGGTCCTCCTTTTGCCAATGTGGCATTTGTAACACAAAATACATCAATATCTTCTACACCTATATAATATGCAAATGCCGATTCAGCCAATTTACGAATAAATCCGCCTCTATTTATTTTTCCGGACTGATCTACATATGAAGATATCCAATCCAAATCGCTTGATGACATGTTTGTATATGCTGCTAAAAATCCAGCTTTCATTGCATCAATAACATCATTATATTCTGCCACTTCCAATGTTCTCTCATTCAATTCATCTAATGTATTTAACCATTGACCCGAACCCCATGCCGATTGCTCAGCTGGAGCGTTAATTGGTCGTATGCGATCTAGATTATTATACGCTGATATAAATGCCTTTCTAACACCGGCTGCTGAGCCAAATCCTTTTTGTCCCTTTAACCTAGCACTAAATCCTTTTACTTCAAATGGTTTACCAGCAACTCTTAGATCGCCGGCCTCTTTACCGGTTGGTCGTTCGCCATCTTTCAATAATAATGCCAACATTACCTCTATAGGTCCTATTGCTGGCATAGATGGCCATTTATACATAGCCAATCGTTCTAATGCTTTGGCTGATAGACCAGTAGGATCTTTAAACGCGTCTATTAATGATGTCGGGCTACCCATAAATACTGTATATGGTATTGTCCTATTTTGCATATATGCAGCAAACTTAGGCTGGTCTGTTCCAGGCTTCATTACTATATCTAAAATATCATCTACATGAGTAGCATCACTACCCATTATTGATACCATTTCCTTTTCTACTAATTCACTAGACAATGTATCAACATTTAATAGTTCACCTACTCGCCTTAAGATTTTATCAGAATATTTTCTATCCGTATCAGATAATAATGCAGCCAATTCATCTGTCGTTGGTGATGGGGCAAGATCTTGTTCCTGTAACTCAATTTCTTCAATATCCTCTAACGATTCTTCCCATATCCAATTTTCTGAAATGTCATCTGTTTCTTCATCTTTAACCGGGGCCGCGTTATTAAACGCTTGGTCTAACTGATCCGATTCTTTTACAAACACAGAACCGTTCATGTTATTCTCTACCAGAACTTCATGTAATACGTCCATTTCTTTTTTCGAATAAGGTGGATGTGCATAACCATTAGGGAGTCGATAAAACCACTCGCGTATAATATCTTCTTGATTCATAAACACTTTCTTTTAAATAAATATTAAACAATTTTAGAAGTCATGTCGGACATAGTATGATAATTTACCCCGGCTTTGATTTTAACTGGATATTTGCCTGAGCGCGACATTACATTTTTTATTTTTATCATTAACTCTTTACTATCACGTAAATCAAAGTCAAATAGCAATGAATCATATGTATATAATATCAATTTTGAATTATATTCTGATATCAATGCATTGACATCGTTTATCACATGTAAATTGTTTTCTGTTTCTGATGCCTGTAACAAATAGTTAAACAATTTGTTAGGATTCATATCATGTAAATGTTTAGCATATAATGGCCGTTTAAAATACGGAGTAACCACATATCCATTCTTTTTGAATTTAGCCCATAACACCTTTATAAATTCTTTGACCTTACCAAAAAATGGTATTGTTTCAAAGTCTTTATCTATACCACCATATAATAACCGGAATGTAATTTTTTTAGAATCTTCATATTCAGATTCAGATAACTCTTCCTTTCCAAAATATTGTTTACCAAAATATTCATGTATAGAGCCTTCTGGCAAATCGTATCCTATAATATCTGCTATTAGGCGTGGGTGATATGCATCAAAGTCCATTTCCAATAACATACCTTTCTCCCAACGGCTTACAAATGATTCGCGGCAACCATCTTCTTTATTCAAAGCCGCGTAATTTACGCCTCCAAATTTATTAGAAGGCCGGCCGGTAGTTGTATACATGTTATATTCAGAATACGCTTTATGATTATGAATGCCATTTGATTTAAATTTTTCTAGAAATTTTGCATGATTTACCTGTAATCCAGAATTTTCAATTGCATATAAATTATCTGTAATCATTTGTTCATATGCTTCAAATTTATCTGTCTTTTCAAATGTTGCATATGATTCCATAAATTTTATACGCATTGCAATGCATCGATCTATATGGCATGTTATTGGCAACCAGTCGTATATATTTGTTTCATTATGCCACCATCGATTCCATACATCATGAGCAGCAGTATTTGTTTCATTTAGTGGCAACATTCGGTGAGTCTGCCACCATGCAACCATATCCGCATCATAACATTTATTAGCATTGAAATGAGCAAACCGTTTCTTAGCTAAGACATATATATCATGACTACTAGTAAGGTCCTGTAAACGTTCGGTATTGAGGTTTATACAGTCCATATGATTGAAAGGTAATATGTAATCAATATCATCTGCAATTGAATATATGTATATAAAACTAATACGATTATTCATATAATGCTGGAATGGATCTGAATAAATTGGTATCCAGAATGATGCTCCAGCTTTTAATGATATTAATACTCTTTGTAACTCTATTTCATCTTCGATTATCTGCATGTATAGCAATATAAGAAAAATATTTCATATTACCAAATGCAATTTACTGTTTGTAAAATTCAATAAGATTTGTGAGATATTGGGATAATTCAGAAACTCCGGAGTTGGCTATTACTCGGCGGTTAGCTTCTCGCACATCATCAATTGGCCCAGATATAGACCAATTAATTGCAATTTTTTGATATCGGCCTTTATCTATCCCTACCTGGTTTTTGTTATTTACCTTGGTATATGATTCTGAATCAATTTCAAATATCTGTGATAGGTTGTTGCGTTGTTGTACAAAATATCGAGTAATATTTGCTTTTTCATAATCTGAATCAGTTGGTATTATCTGGTAATATTCTGGCTCAATATATTTATCAAATCTTTTCTGAGTTAAATTATAATATATTCCACCAAAATCGGTTTCAATTGCCGGGGCATAAGATACTAGCTCTTGACTGAACTCATCAAAATTGGCTTCTGAATATACTGCGCCATTTGGATATTTATGATATAATCCAATATGCTCTTTATTAGTATCCAAGAACATCCATTCTTTACCAGATGTATATAAACTAGATTGTATCTTTTCTGGTGGAGTATAAACTGGCCTAGGCATTAGTCATCCTTTACTATTCGTGAAATGCATGACAAATCAGTTTGCCAATCATTTCCTTTAATTGTATGAGTATATTTTGTTACAGTAAATACCACTCGAGCTCCTTGTTCCAATCTATAACGTGACGGTAAATAATCTGATGTTATTGTATCTCCGAATGAAAATCCTTCGATACCATCAATTGCAATTTCAACAGATAATGGAAATGGCGTAGGTTCTAATAATTTATTTCTTTCTGCTAAACCATCTGGTGGTAAGGTTTCAACTAACTGTTTAATCAAACCTTTGGCAGCTGTTGATGCATCTTGCGAATATGATAAATTATTTATTTTAGCTTGAGCCTTTGGTAACTCATCACGTAACCGAGTCACACCTTCATTAAATTTTGCTGTTGCCTCTGCTAACCGCGTTTCATTTTCAGCTATAATATCTGCGGCCGTACGATGTGGTGTCACGTTCGGAGCGCCTCCAAAGGCCTCTGACTGAATAGCTTTTGGTACCTGTCCGGATAATTTCAAGGCACGTACACCATTAATGCCGGCAGTAGGTGATAATATTAAAGGCTTAACAGATTCTTTCACAGGTGCTTTTTTATTTACAATCCAAATTGTCCCATCAGCTGCCTCTTCATCGACATCTAATGCCAAGCTCCAATCGCCGCCAGAACTATCACGTATAACAGCAAATATCTTTTTAAAGAAAGATGCCAAATCCATTTTAGAAGTAGCTTTTTCTGTATCTTCCGTTGATTGGGTTTCATCTAAGGCAGCTTTATCAAAGGCTTTTTGTATTTCGCGTAATGTATCTCGTGTTAATAATATTCCTTTTGGTGACCCAGTTACAGAACCTCCGGGTGCTCGTACGGTTGCCGGCAATACATTTTTATCTATACGAAATTCATCATATATACTTTGATCAAATTCTGCAAATGAATCACATGTAATATAGTATGTGAAATTTGCCGAATCGGGTGATACCCGTCCTGGGGTTCTATATGAATTTTCTAGAGTTCCTTTTGTATACGGAAATAATGTCTTATAAGGAAATGGACTCCATATACGGCCGGCTGGAAATTCAATATCAATTGCTGAATATGCGCCATCAAATTTTATCTGATAATTATTTTCATTATCCGCCAATACATATTTATTGATTATTGATACGATTGATTCTAAAGTCACATATACAATCTTATCCGGTTCACCTACTCCGCTATCAATTTGATTTGAAGGTTCGTAATTTGTCGGTGCCACTAATATACCAAAATGGCCACCATCGGCCAACTTACCACATGTACCATGTTCAGGATTAAATGCTGACGACTGCCACCAAGATTTTTTATCTGCAGATGTTGCATCTGTACCGGTAGCTAATTGTATTTGGTAATCTATATAATCAAACATGTTCTGCACTGCAGTCCGTTCATCGACACCATCATAATCAGTAATAAATTCTAAACCTTGATTTGCAAATTTATCAGTACCTGTAATATCAATTAAATCAAATTCAGCACCAGTGCCTTTGGCAACAGCTTTAAATTTACATTCAAAATAATTTTCTTTGGTAATATTAAATGAATAATCGTATACACGGAAAATATATTCGCCAGATTGTGATGGCTGCTCTGGCCCGACGTATCCATATTTAATAGTAACTTCTGATCCTGGTAATAGTAATGCCTTTTCTGCCTTTTCAAATGACGCCATATCAAAGCATGTAAATGATACTTCTGCTCGGCGTAGTGAAGCTGCTTCGCCTTCCAATGAAATTTTCACATCTTTTAGTATAGGTGCGGCTCTGCCAGTACCTTCCGGATTATATGTGGCATCCATAGTCGTTGCCGTAACCGGTAAACGAAATCCTGTCTCACTAGTAACTGTAACAAATGCGTTGTTACGTAATCGGCTATTAGTGTAAATATCCTCTGCGGTTACTTTGGATTGTCTATAGTAAAAATTACCTGCCATTATTTGGTTTCCTCAACCTCTCGTAGTCGGTCAAGCAAATCAGTAATTGGAAATGGTATTCGTAATTGTAACCCTGATGGCACTATCATTGTACCTTTACCTACATTATTTGCTTCTGCCAATACCCACCAATATCTTGGGTCTTTGTAAAATTCATTTGCTAGTAGATCTAAACGATCGCCTTCACGTGATATAATATAAAGATCAGATTGCTGTTTTGCAAACTTTGGATAGCGAGTCGTTTTATATCGGTCTTGATCAGTTTTTGTAAATTGATATCTATTCATTACTCAATCCCTTTATATCATATAACACGCTATCGTTTTGTGGACGGTCGCCTAATACTACACACGTCATTGATACTGTAGTATATAAAGGTGATTGATAATCTTCATCAATTTCCCATGGCGTTTCATTGTCCCAGTCATATCCTAAATCCTGTATAATCATTGGCCGGTCGTCAAACAATTTTCCAATAGTCACATTAACTGTCTGTCCAAAAAATCCTTGAGATCCATATACTGGATATGTTATACGAGCCAAGTCTTGTAGTTTACGCCATATTGTCTCTAACTGATCCTTGCTATATGCTGCTACCATGAAATCAAATGTAACAGTTCGTTCAAAACCTGAGTACTGGTATCTTGTGTCGGCGCGGCCTTGATCCTCTGAGGTATTCCAAGATGGTGCAAAGTTATCTGAAACGGCTCCTAGATAAGCTTTAAATGCTATATCATTGAAACGAAAATCTATTAGAGATTCATCTACGCTATCATTTATTGTATCAATTAATCGTAATGTGTTACCAAAATTACTTTCACGAGCAGATTCATCATCATAATATGATTTTACATTTCCAGATCCATTTTTTCGCAACCGGTCAAATCGTACAATACTTGATGGTATGCTTGGCTGATTGCTACGATCTGGTATTTGACCATACATGATTTGATTATACTGATTTATATCTGCCTGATCGCGGTTATCGCCGCCATCAAAGAAAGGCTTTTCTACACGATCTTCTTTTGATTCTACTGGATCGTTTTTATAAACTCCACGATTATTAGGCTCTGTTGACGTAAATTTTAATTGAGCAGATAAAGATGTATCTGAATATCTTCTTATGGTAGTAGCTCCAATACCTCCAAGAGATTGAGGTCCTGTAAGTCCAGATAACGTATTAATTGTCTGCCCTTCAAATCCACGTATTTTATTACTTATTTCTTGTATCTTTTTTAATAATTTCCTAGGACCTGATTCCTCGCCTATAGGTTGTATTGGATCTGGCAGTAATTCGTTATTTAATCGTATTAACCGATTGCTAGATACTTGTTGCTGTGATGGTACACGTGCTTTATGAATGCCTTCATATGTTGATAATGCAGATCTAACAATTGGCGGCATGTGTCGATCAGTACGCAGACCTAACGGCGCGCCGGCTGTATTTGTTATAGGTGATATAGGATCGTATATTTTAGTTAAACCTACGCTAGCCTTTCCTGCCACATTTTCTGTGTTAGGATTCATCATCTGTAGAAGAAATTGCTTACCGGTAAATAATAAACCTTTTGGTGATATTATAAATTTGGTTACTCGTTCAACATCTCTTATAATTGCCGTAGGTGATGGACGTCCAATAATTTTATTAATTTTTTGAGGGCTATCACTACGAGATAAATCTGATGTCATGTTAATTAATGGCATTATCGTCTCCTAAATGAATCTGATGTTCTCAATGTTGCGCCAACTACTTGACCATCCATTTCTATAGTTGTGCCGGTATCTAATATTTGCTGTAATAATGCATTTGTTTTTGCGATTGCACTTGCAATTGCAGCATTTCCTAGTCCAGGTGTACTACTTGCCGTAGATGTAGAATCACCGCCAGAAGTGCCATGAGATGGGCTCATCGATACGCCATCATTTCGTGTGCCTTGGAATACACCGCCTTCTTTTGGAGACATTACAACTGGTCCTCCATTTGGATCAATTCCTAAGTCACCCACTTTCGTAAGCGAACCAATATATCCAACCATTCCAGCAATTGCAGCAGTTGCTAATGCAAATCCAACAAATGGATATGCTGCAAATGTTGTCATTGCTGTTTGGATGGCAGCTACCATTGCAATAGCTCCCATCATTAATAATATTGGACTTAATAATATACCAATAACTTTTAATATTGGTGCCAACATTTTAAATCCATCGACTATATAACTAACAACTGATGATATTCCGCTAAATACAGTTAATAATACTTGACCTAATGGTATTAATGCACTTGCTAAATCATCTTTTAATACGGCAAAGTCTTTGGCAATTTGGCCAGATGCTTCTTGTTGAGCTAATAATTTTTGTAATTGTTCTGGTGATTTGCTAGCTATTTCTGCGGCTGATAAATTTAATCCCATTGCAGCCGCACGTTGGTCATCTGTTGCATTTGCCAATTTTTCTTGTATTGTCAATGATTTTTGAAGTTCATCAACGCTCATACCAGTTGCTTGTGCTAATTTATTTCTAGCGATAACACTCATATTATCAAAGTCTGCAATACTACCTACCTGTTTCAATACTTCGGCACTTGCTCCTGCTATATCACCTCTTAATGCTAATTCTCGAGCCGCATCTAAATTAATTTGTTGGCCTGTTAATGCCTGTAATTCAAATTGAGCAGATATAGATTCTTCGAAGTTTAGCAACCCATTTGATACCTTTGCCATTGTGGCTAAACTAATACCTAATTTGGCCGCTTCTACTGCTGCTTTACGTAACGCTTTAACATTACCTCCAAAGAACTTCGCAACATCTTTGGCATTGGCAGCTATATCGGCAGTTACTGCGCCAACAGATACTCCAGCTTTTAATGCTTCGGCTGATACTTGTAGTAATGCATTGGATGCATCTTCACCGCCCATACCCATTCGCATGAATTCGTTTGTAACTGCGGCTGCATTTGATGCTCCTATACCAAATGATCTTCCTATATCAGCTATATTTGCAGCTTGTTTACCTGATAACATGTTAGCAATACCAAATTCTTTAACTGTAGCTTTCTGTACTGCTAATATATCTATAGATGTTGCTAGTTCTACTCCACGTGCTCTAGCCGCTAATTTCGATTCTTTTACTAATGCTTTGGATTGTGATAATGTGAGACCAGTAGCGTCTGCCACACCTTTTGCTTTCTTTTCAAAGTCTAAGAAAGCTGCTACCGCGGCTGCCGCGAGCACTGCTATAATAGTCAGTGGATTAATTGCAGCCATCAAGTTAGGTCCAAAAGCACTCATCGCGGCATTTGTCTTATCTGCAACAGAACCAGCTGTATTCATATATACTTTTGCTGTTTCGTTTAACGCCTTTTCAAAGTTTTTACCTAATTTATCAACACCAAATAGTTTGCTTAATCTCTTACCACCTGGAAGTTTTTCTACTATACCTTGTAAACTTCCGGCAATGTTCTGAGCTTCAGCATTTATTTCTTTAAAATTCTTTCGAGTTTTTGATAGTAATTTTACTTGTTCCTGAAGTATTTTGACTTGACTTCTTTGAATTTTTAATCCATCTGATTGCTCGAATTTACCTTGTTTTGCAGCCTTTACAGCTTCTTTTGTTAAATCTAATTGTAATTCTTTGGCATCATTTATTTCGAGTGTAGAACCTAATATATCCTGGTTTGCTTTACGTAGTTCTTGAGCAAATTTCTGTGATCTATTAAATAGTTCTTCTTCGTTAGCCATAAGTTACATTTTTATTGTTTTAGGCTTTTTACCATATCGTTTTTCAAAATCTTTGATCTGCTTTTTTAGTTCTTTACCATGATATTCTATACCCTGGACTGCAGATACTACTTCTGGATCATCTTCCATTCGCTTTAACATTCTTCTAACCTTTCCTTTAAAGAAAAACTTAAGTAATGTGAGGCCTAATCCTTCGTCTAATTGTTTGATTTCTTTTAGCGCATCTTTTTCAAATTTACTTGTAGACATATCATGATATCCTTTTTAATAAATATTAACGACGTTTGATTTTAGGGGCCATAGAACGCGATTTGGTTTTCATTTGTTTAGTTGCTTTTTCCTGTTCTTTGTTACGGTCTTCAAAGAGTTTATTAAGTTTACGTATATAATATAACCTCATATATACAGGCATATCACGTACTTCTGTATAAGAAAATGCGCCTTTGCTGTGATATGTTAAATCAAATAATTGATCTGCAACGTTTAGTTTATATTTCCGCGTCAGGCCAAAAAAAGTCCAATCCGATGGCAACGGGACTACGAAAGGTATCGCCGGACTCTCCATCCGGCACTTCCACTGATAAATTTATTTCCGGAGTGATACTTTTAAGATATGTACGCACAGCCCTAGAATCGATGGCTAATAGTTCTGTATCAATGAATTTGCGAACTTTTACTGGATCCACTTCTCCGTCGATGGCAATTATAACATGTTTCAATGTGGTTGTTAATGTGGCATTGCGTTTAAGTTTAGCCAAATTTTTGAGTTCCGCATCTATTTTACGTTGCTGCCCTTGAGTTAATAATTGCAATGTTACTGTTCGTTTGCTAGCCGGTAATTCTAATTTGAATTCATTTTTTCCTAATGTATGAGCTGACCAGTCAATTTCTTTTTCTGCTAATGTCGTTAAGTCAACGGTTACCTTATGCTCCTCACCTGTCTTTGGATTAATGGCAGTTATATCATAATCTTTACCATAACCTAATACACGGGCCGCTATCATCACTGCATTTTTATCACATAACAATAAATCATTATAATTAATCGGAGACACTATCAAAGCTTTAAATAATTTGTCTAGTACTACACCTTGTTTAATAAATGAATCATTGGTAAGAATATCTTCTTCCTTTGCTGACATGTATTTCATTTCAATTGTACCAGAATGTAATGGCGAATCTGTTGGATATAATTTACCCTTTGATGGCAATTCAACTATCTCAGTTGGGAAGTCATATGATTTTGGCTCTTCCGTAACATTAGACTCGTATTTTGCCATGGCAATATCTTTGAGTTGTTTATCGGATAATGGTTTAACTGGATAATCATCGTTAACTTGTTGTGACATAATGTTCCTTTAATAACTTTTATTTAATATAAATATGTTAAGTGTAAGAAAGGACGCCAAATTAATGACGCCCTGCCTCGCAACTTCGGGAGAGAAGTATATTTTAAAATTGTAATATTGCGTAATCGTATTTCAGAGTCAATTCAATTTGTACAGGATCTTCAGTTGCCCAATCCATATCACCAAAACTAGCTGCTGATATAAATGCTCCTTTCAAAGTCCATTCTTCAACTTTATCGCCAACCGGTCCTAAAGTATTGAAAGTGATATCCTTTTTATAAAAATCTGAATATCCGTCTCTACCTGTAACAGATTCATGATGTAAACGTACCCATTCCATTACTGCCTGCGCTCCTGAAGGTACAACCGGATCATACAATGTTACAGTAACATCTTGCCATCTAGTTTTACCTTTCAATTTACGTTCCACATTAATATGGTCAAGAATAACTTCTCCTTGATCTAATGATGGTCGTGATGCAGCTTTTATAAGGTATGCTGGAATACCTTCAATATACATGATAAACCTATTAGCCATTTTAGGCTCATATGCTGTATAAAATATTTCGGTTGGGTCAAGTAATTCTGCCATCTTTTAATTTCCTCTTTTATATAAATATCATACTTTTCAGATTTTTATTCTGGAAAGGATGCTCCAGTTGCCATGATATTAAAGTCAACAACAATGAATTCTGCCGTTTTAGCAGGCTGCATAAATATTTGGCCTCTCATTTCATTTCTATCAATAACATCTGGTGTATTATTTGATTCATCCATTACCACCTTAAATGCATATAAACCTTGTCTCTGTTGTATGCTTTCAAAATATGGATTCACAATACTTAAGAATCTGTTTCTAGTTGCTCCGGTATTATTTTCAAATACCAAGAATTTGGTAGATGATGCAATAAATTTCTTAGCCGCTATCAACAATCTTCGTACATTTACTCTATCTAATGCAGAAGCTTTTTTCTGCAATGTCTTTTGACCAAATACAGTAACACCTGCATTAGGGAACGTTGCAATAGGATTCACATTGGATTCGTATAATGTATCTCTGTTAGCATGAGTCAATTTGCGTTCTGCTTGCACTGCAATATCAATACCACCTCTATTTAAACCTGCAGGTGCAAACCATGGAGCTGCCACTCGATCATTAAATGCATATACACTAGGTATTACAGTAGATGCTGGTACCCATACATTTTTTCCTAAATCATTGTCAGGTATTTTTACCCATGGCCAATATTCGGCAACATAGTTTGAATCTCTTGCTTCTGCCTTCTCAGTTACATCGGTTATTGTGGATGTTCCATGTTTTACTGGATCAATTACTAGGAAACAATCTCCTCTGCTTTCCACCATATCAATTGCTTGAGTAATTACTTTTGCATGGTTTGGTTCACTATCACATAAACCTGGTAATGATAATAAGTTGATATCATATTCATCTTGGTTTTTCAATAGTCGAATTGCATCAACGTATTCTGCTTGAGCAGTAGATTCAAATTTAATACCTTGAACATTACTATCTGATATATTTTCATACATTGCCTTTGGATGTTCAACATCGCCATCTGATCCACCACCAAATGATGATGACATTGGCTGCGGAAGTGATCCAGATAAATCACCGTCTCTTACTGCGCCATTTTCATCCAAATAATTTAAAGTTTTCTTTCCAACAGTAACACGCACTAGGCTTGAACGATTTGGATAATCTCCAGAATATTCAATATACGGATCATTGCCATTGCTTTTATACTCAGCTACTTGATCTCCAATTCTTCGTGCAATGTAATTTGTAGAATTTGGATCTAAATTAACGCTATTATACTGTTCTAGCACAATTTTACGTTTAGAAGTATCATCTCCACGACGAATCGTTACATTAAAACTACCTTTATTAGCACTCACACTACTTATTTCATATCGCAAATTATTTGCAGTCCCATTTGGTAACAATTCATTGGTACCTAAAGTCCCGCCATCGCTATCTTGATCAGCTCCATGAGATAAAGTTGTTAAAGCGAAACACTCTGCTCCACCACCTGTCACAGTACCATCTCCTGTTCCATCTGATTGAGATCCTGATCCTTGAGTTTTAATCGATGCAGTTGCTGCGGTAAATGTTCCATCCAATACACGCACAACTGTTAACGTATCTGCGTATTTCAAATATTCTTGTGCAGAATAATTAGTTAAATATTTGTAAGAATCTTTACTAGCTCCGGATCCGGAATCAAATGTTCCACCAAAGATGTTAACAAATTCTGAATAACTAGATACAGTGGTTGGAACCAATGCAGGTCCTTTTGCTGTCGGTCCAATAACCGCGGCACCAATTGCTGCTACACCTGCCGGCAAAAACGACTGGTCAACTTCATTGGTAAATACGCCCGGTGATACTATCTTTTCGGCCATTTGTATGCTCCTATTTTATAAATCAATTTCTAATAAATATTAAGTTAATAACTCAAACTATCAACTTTCCGGAACAAACTCTCCTGTTGTTATATCAACAGTTCCTTTACCATATTTTTCATTTAATTTTCCAACAAATTCAGTTTCTTCTGCTCGTAAATTCTTAAATTGCACTAAAATATTAGTCGACAGTTCTTCTAGTTGCTGCAATTCTTCTGAAATTAACGATTTCTGTAGTTGCACTTGTCCAAGTTCAGATGTTATACGTGTAGTTCGGTTACGTAGATCTGTAATTTTTGTTAATTCTTCTTCTGTAAATTTTGTCTTTTCTGACATAACATTCCTTTTTTTTATTGTTTAAAGTTTAATTTTATTAATCCACCTATATGTATATTAGGTCCATCCGTACTAGTATTGTTTTCTAAAAATTCAGCTGATTGTACTGTGTCATCCACATTACTAAACATATAACATTGATTGAACCAATGATCATGTTGGCTTGTATCTGA